AATGGTCAGATGCCGGCAATGCTGAAGAACCCGATGCATGATGGAGATGGAACAAGACCAAACGGAGAGCCATTCGGAGAAGAGTGTAAAGGACATATGGTTATGACAGCATCCAGTAAACAGAGACCGGAAGTTGTCGATGCAAACTGTCAGGCAATCTTAAATCCTGCAGAAGTATATGCTGGATGCTACGGAAGGGTTTCTTTAAACTTCTTCCCATATAACACAAACGGAAACAGAGGTGTTGGATGCGGACTGAACAATGTTCAGAAGACAAGAGAAGGTGATCCATTAACAGGAAGAACAACCGCAGCGGAAGACTTTGGACCAATGCCACAGGCGAATGCCCAGTCTGCAGCAGTTCCGCAGATGAACACACAGGCAGCAGCTACACAGCAGAGTGTGAATCCTGTCACTGGAATTAATCCAATCACGGGGGCTCCGATCAATGGCAGCGGAGTTATGGGATTATGATCCCGCAGAAAAACATCCTGCATATCGATATCGAGACTTATAGTAGTGTAGACATTGCAAAGTCCGGGCTGTACAAGTATGTACAGTCTCCGGACTTTCAGATTCTACTGTTTGCTTACGCTTACGATGATGGACCTGTTGAGATCATAGATCTTGCACAGGGGGAGAAACTTCCGGAAAAAGTGATCAATGATCTGAAAGCACCGGCAACGATCAAGATGGCTCATAACGCAAACTTTGAGATCAATGCATTAAGTCAGTTTTATGAGATCCGGCCGGATCAGTGGCAGTGTACGATGATTCATTCTCTTTACTGTGGGTATCCGGCATCCCTTGCAGGAGTTGGGAAAGCAATGGGATTTCCACAGGAGAAGCAAAAGATGGCAGTTGGAAAAGCACTGATCCGTTATTTTTGTGTGCCGTGCAAGCCTACAAAGAGAAACGGCGGACGCACAAGAAACTTTCCTGAACATGATATGGAAAAATGGAACCTGTTTAAAGAATACTGCAAACAGGATGTGGAAGTGGAACGCACGATCGAAGATCATCTGAAGGATTATCCGGTTCCAACGCAGGAATGGACCAACTGGCATTATGACCAGACTATTAATCAACAGGGGACTCAGGTGGACCTTGCACTGATCAATGGGGCATTGGAATTAAGTGATCAGGCAGCATTAAAGCTTGGAGATGATATCCGGCGTGTTTCTGGAATCGATAATCCGAACAGTGTTGCCCAGTTAAAACAGTGGTTATCTGATCAACTCGGGAAAGATATTGATAAGTTAGGGAAAGAAGCAGTGAACGAACTGTTAGAAGCTCCACAGGTAAAAGCAAACCCCGCAGTTTATTATGTTCTGAAGAAACGTAAAGAGATGGCCAAGAGTTCTGTGAAGAAATACACAGCTATGGAAAACGCGGTCTGCAAGGATGGAAGAGTCCGTGGATTATTACAGTTTTATGGTGCAAACAGAACGGGGAGATGGGCAGGACGTCTGGTACAGGTCCAGAACCTTCCAAGAAACTATATTCCGGAGTTGTCACTGGCAAGGAATCTGGTAAAACAGGAAAATGCAGCGATGTTGGAACTGACTTATGGCAGTCTGCCAGATACAATCTCACAGCTGATCCGGACAGCATTTGTTCCAAGAGAGGGATATGAGTTTGTCGTTGCAGACTTTTCAGCGATCGAAGCGAGAGTGATCAGCTGGTTAGCTGGAGAGGATTGGAGACTGGAAGTCTTCCGTACCCACGGCAAGATTTACGAGGCTTCGGCATCCAGTATGTTTAACGTACCGATCGAGAAGATCAAAAAAGGAAATCCGGAATATGCACTCAGGGCAAAAGGAAAGGTCGCAGAATTAGCCCTCGGGTACCAAGGTGGTACCGGAGCATTGATCCAGATGGGAGCATTAAGGATGGGACTTACGGAAGAAGAACTTCCGGATATCGTACACCGATGGAGGACAGCGAACAAACGGATTCAGGATTTCTGGTATACGGTAGAGAATTGTGCGATCGAGACGGTAACACTCGGAACAACAAACCAGATCCAGCACGGGATCACGTTTATGAGAGATGCAGATTATTTTATGATCAAACTTCCTTCCGGACGATGCTTATTTTATCCAGACCCGCAAATCGGAGAGAATGCATGGGGAAATAAGAGTATCACATACATGGGCATCGATGGAACGAAAAAATGGCAGAGACTTGAAACGTACGGTGGGAAACTAGTCGAGAATATTGTACAGGCAGTGGCAAGAGATCTGCTGGCGAATGCGATCCGAAATATGTTATTCGGTGGTTATCTCATCAACTTTCATATCCACGATGAGATCATAGCAGAAGTGCCAAAAGGTTCTGATCTGACACTGGAGAAAGCCATCGATCTGATGTGCAGGGCTCCGGAGTGGGCAGAAGGGCTGCCGTTAAACGCAGATGGATTTACAGGAGATTTCTATAAGAAAGAGTAGGAAGAACGGCATGTTTCAGAATGACTTAAAAATTAAAATATCAACGGGAAGCAGCCGAAGATCAAAGACCTGGCTGAAACAGGAGATGTACTGGTCTGATTTTGTAGAGAAGCTTGAACATCCGATCAGGACAGAAGAAACTCTGGCAGAGTATATGGGTTACCGCAAAGCAAAACAAGATGAGATCAAGGATGTCGGTGGTTTCGTTGGTGGGGAACTTTCCGGAGAACAGAGAAGAAATGAAAATGCCGGTTATCGCTATCTGATCACACTTGATGCCGACCATATAAAACCGGGTGGAACTGATGAGGTGATCGGCATCTTAGAAAACCTTGGTTGTTCTTATGTGGTCTACAGTACCAGGAAGCATGAAGAAGCAGCACCGCGACTTCGAATCATTCTGCCGTTGGATCAGCCGGCTTCTCCGGATGAATATGAGCCGATCGCGAGACGTGCCGCGGAGTATATCGGAATGGGCATCTTTGACCCGACAACTTTCGAAACAGTCCGATTGATGTACTGGCCAAGCTGCAGTAAGGACAGTCAGTATCGATTCTGCTATGCAGACAAGCCGTTTTTAAGTAAAGACGGAATGCTTGCAACATATGATAACTGGAGAGATATCACACAGTGGCCGGAAGTTCCAGGAGCGGTAAAGCTCCGTGACCGCAGTATCAAAAAACAGGGAAATCCATTAGAAAAGAAAGGAATCGTCGGTGCATTCTGTAAGACCTATACAGTAGAGCAGGCAATGGATGCGTTCTTAGGTGGTATCTATGAGCCATGTGATATGCATCCGGGCCGTTATACCTATACAGAGGGTTCGACAGTTGGCGGAGCCGTGTTATATGAGGATGGATTATTCTTATACAGCCATCATGCCACAGATCCTGCAGGTGGAAGATTATGCAATGCATTTGATCTGGTCCGGATCCATAAGTTTTATGAACTTGATTATGGATCAAAGGAAGGAACGCCGATCACAAGGCTTCCATCCTTTTCTGCAATGTGTGAGTTTGCGATGGAACAGCCAAATGTTGCAAAAGTCATTACTGCAGAACGATATGAACGTGCACAGTCCGAATTTTCACAGGATATATCAAAAGAAGATCTTGACTGGATGGAAAAGTTAAGCTGCAGTTCACAGACAGGAATGCCGAATAAGACGATCGATAACGTGCTGATCATTCTGGAGAACGATCCAAACTTAAAGGATCGATTATATCATGATGAATTTGCGAACAGAGCAACTGTCTGCAGATCGATGCCGTGGGAATTTCATCCGGAGTTCCCTTATAAGGATCGCGCATGGACCGACGAAGATGATGCCGGATTAAGACATTACATGGAGAAGACTTACGGGATTACAGGAGAAAAGAAGATATTAGACGGCATGGCGATCTATGCAAACCGACATAAAAGACATAAGATCCGTGAGTATCTTACAAGCCTTAACTGGGATGGGGTCAGACGATTAGATACGCTATTGATCGATTATTTCGGGGCAGAGGACTCTGAATATGTACGTGCAGCAACAAGAAAGACTTTGTGTGCTGCGGTTGCCAGAGCCATGCATCCAGGATGTAAATTTGATTATATGCTGATCCTGTCGGGAGCACAGGGTGTTGGAAAGAGTACGTTCTTTTCAATGTTGGGCAAAGACTGGTATTCCGATTCAATGAGTACCTTTGAAGGGAAAGATGCAGCAGAGATGGTGCAGGGCTACTGGATCATTGAAGCTGGAGAGTTAACTGGATTTAACAGATCAGAGATGAATGCAGTCAAGCAGTTCTTAAGTAAGAAAGAGGATGTTTATCGTATGCCGTATGGGCGCAGGACTGCGAATTTTCCACGAAACTGTATTATCGTAGGAACTACGAACGATAAAGAGTTCTTAAAGGACAGAACAGGAAACCGAAGGTTCTGGCCGGTCGGACTTGGAAAGCAGAAACCAAAGAAGAACATCTTTCAGGAACTGCCGGCAGAAGTTGATCAGGTATGGGCAGAAGCAGCTGCGAGATGGATGTTAGGAGAGCCGCTGTATATGTCCGGAGATGTCGCTAAAGTGGCGCAGGAAAAACAGGAGACTTACAGAGAAGCATCTCCAAAAGAAGGGGTGATCAGAGAGTTCCTAGAGAAGAAGATTCCAACAGACTGGGCACAGAAGAGTGTTGCGCAGAGAAAGTCCTTTTTCAACAGTGAATTTCAAGTAAAAGATGAGAGCAACTTAGTAGAAAGGGACCGAATATGTGCGGCTGAAGTATGGTGTGAGTGCTTCGGAGGGGATCTAAAGCAGATGAAAAGACACGATATTATAGAAATCAATGGAATCTTAAATTGTATGCAAGGTTGGGAAAGAAGACAACTTGTAAGAGTTGGTCCGTACGGATCGCAAAGAGGGTATATCCGTGTTAACAAAGGGTAAAAAGGCAAACGGTTGTTAACATTCAAAAAATATGGCTGTTAACAAAGATAACATTATGTAAACATTCAAAGTTAACACCAAAAACCCAGTAAATTCAATGGTTGTAGCTATTGTTAACAATGTTAACATTAAATTCTTTAAAAATAAAATATAAAGGGTAATAGTATAACGTACCCCATGTGCACACATACACGCGTATATATATAGGGGCAATATGTAAACACGTTAACAGCAAAGGAGAATGATATGAGAGAAAGCAGTATAGAATCCAAGTTCAGGGATGAAGTAAAAGAGGTCGGTGGTATGGCGTATAAGTTTGTATCCCCGGGCAATGCTGGAGTACCAGACAGGGTTGTAATCCTTCAAGGCGGAAAATCTGGATTCGTAGAATTGAAACGTCCGGGAGAAAAAACAACACCGCTTCAGAAAGTTCAGATCCGTAAGATCTTGGCGACAGGATGTTATGCAACTGTTCTTGATAATAAAAAAGACATTGACCGAGTAATCTGGGAGATCGAAGCATGGAATCCCGGCAAGGCCCCGGACAAGATTACAGAGTTAGAACAGAGAGGCATGATATGAAATTCGTACCACACAATTATCAGCGATACTGTATTAACCGCATGATCACGGATCCGGTCTTAGGATTGTTTCTTGACATGGGTCTTGGAAAGACAGTGATCACACTGACAGCAGTCAATGATCTGAGGTTTAATCGGTTTGCAGTCAGAAAAGTTCTTGTCATCGCACCGAAGAAGGTGGCAGAAGATACATGGACAAGGGAATCACAGAAATGGGATCACTTAAAGATGCTTCGGGTGATCCCGGTTCTTGGAAGTATCAAACAGCGGATCAGAGCGATCAACACACCCGGCGATATCTGGGTGTTATCGAGAGATAATGTCTCATGGCTGGTTGATTATTACAAAAATGACTGGCCGTTTGACATGGTGATCATCGATGAGTTGTCGAGCTTTAAGTCCAACAAAGCAAAACGATTCCGAAAATTAAAAAGTGTCAGGAGTCACATCCACCGGATCGTAGGGCTTACAGGAACACCGACTCCGAACGGACTGGAAGACCTGTGGGCACAGATCTATCTTCTGGATGAAGGAGAACGGCTAGGAAAGACTCTAACCGGATATCGTGATAATTACTTCACACCGGGAGCAAGAAACGGAAATGTGATCTATGAGTACAATCCAAGAACATGGGCAGACGAAGAGATTAATGAACGGATCAAAGATATCTGTATCTCCATGAAAGCAGAGGATTATCTGGAATTACCAGAACGGATCGATAATGTCCGTCATATCAAACTTCCAGATAAAGCAAAGAAGCAGTATGAAGAACTGGAGAAGACGATGATCGCGGATATCGATGGAGAGACTATTGACGTTACCAGTGCAGCGGCTTTAAGTAATAAACTTTTGCAGCTTTGCAACGGAGCTGTCTATGATGCAGACGGTATATACCATGAGGTGCATGACGAGAAGATCGAAGCCTTAAAAGAGATCATCGATGCAAATGCCGGAAAGGGGATATTAGTGTTTTATAACTTTAAGCATGACAAGGCACGGATCCAGAAGGCTTTGAAAAAGAGCAAGCTTCGGATCGGGGAATTAAAGAATCCGGACAGCATCACAGCCTGGAACAATGGGCAGATGGATATCCTACTTGCACATCCGGCAAGTGCAGCATATGGATTAAACCTCCAGGCAGGTGGGCACATCATTGTCTGGTTTGGACTTAACTGGTCATTGGAGTTATATCAACAGGCAAATGCCAGATTGTACCGGCAGGGACAGAAAGAGAATGTTGTGATCCATCATCTGGTTACTGCCGGCGGATATGATGAGAACGTCATGGATGCACTGGAAGCAAAAGAAGTTACACAGGATTCGTTTCTAGATGCCTTAAAGGCAAGGATCAAAAGTGTTAAGGAAAGTTAAGGAGTGAATTAATTATGGCAAAGATCAGACAGAAGCTTGCGAAGGTCTATATTCATTCGCAGGATAATGGCAATGACTTTGGGATCATCGACCATCTGGCTGAGGTCGGATATGATGTCGATTTCGAAGTTGTGGATAATGGAGTTGGCAATAAGGTAATCTCATGTGAGATCTATGATGCAGGGGGGGAAGAAAGACAATGATTAAAAATAACAGGACAGCAATGAACGCATACAAGAAGACCAGAGAGAAACACGGTGGGGATCATCCTCGCTGTGTAGTCTGTGGCGAAGTGATGGATCCAGAGGATGATGAGACAGAGCGGTCCAGAACAAAGAGAAGGACAGATTGTTTTGTACATAGGCATTGCGTGAAACACTGGGGAGACGTTTAAGTGCAAGGTTGATCACGAAAAATATCCAGAAGTGAAGTAGAAAGACAGATTTAAAAATATGATGGAGGGATAATTTATGATCATTGGATTTTTAAGCGGATTATTTATCGGAGCAGTAGCAGGAGTGGCAGTGATGTCACTCTGTGCCGCAGCGAAAGAGAGGGATGAGTTATGACAATAACAGAGAATCTTACAGGTGTCGTGAAAGAGGAACCAAAGACAATAACAGAATTTTTTGATGAAATAAAAAGCAACATCTGTGATAACTATTGCAAGTATCCAAGCGAAATAAAAGACTATGATGAGCTGATAGAAACAGTATGCAGCAAATGTCCGCTGCGAAAGTTGAACTAATTATTAGATTAGTTGAAATATTAGTTGAAGAATAAGTCGAAGGAGTTGATACATAATGGCATATAGAGATTGTCCGTGCCTAAATTGTAAAGATAGATCACACGGATCAAAGAGAGTTGCTTGTCAGACAGGATGTGAGAAGTATCTGTCCTGGAAGGCAAAGGAACAGGAATTAAGAAGAAGAGAGAAAGAATCACGGCCTTATTACTCAAATGCAAGAAAAGCGATCATAAGAAACCGCCAGATGAAAAGAAAGAGCGGTAGGCAGATATGATTGATCCATGCAAAGCCTGTGCAGAGATAACCTGCATGGGCATTTGTGCCGATCAGGTGCAATCCAAGCAAGAGTATCAGGAGATGGCGGATCGGATAAGGCAGCAGATAATAAATCGTAACAGGAGGGGAGAACGTGGACAAGGACGTACTGATCCAATATTGTGACATGAAAGAAGAAATTAAAGATTTAAGGAGAAGAATCACAGAGACTGAAAAGCAGATCTTCAGAATTGCAGAAGAAGGAACGGTAAAAGACACAGTAAGCGGTGGCATGGGTGGAATACAGCACTTTGTTGTTGAGGGTATGCCAGTACCAGAACTTAGCAGAAAGAGGCTGCTGCTTAATAAACGAAAATCTATGTTGATCAAAAAGGAAAATGAACTTTTAGAATTAACAAATCAAGTAGAACAGTATATAAGTAGCATCGAAAAAAGTGAATTGAGAACTATTTTCCGACTGTATTATATTGATGGAATGACATGGACACAGGTAGCGCACAGGATGAATGCCATGCATCCTAAAAGAAAGATTGCGTACAATGAAAAGAATCTACAGAAGAGAAATGAAAGATTTTTTGCAGAAAATGAATAAATGTCGCTCACTGTCGTAGGAAAATAGTTTAATATATAGACTAAACATTTTGTGTATTGATACTATACGAAAAGTTCTTCTTTAATGGTATGTATTTCGAAGTAAGAAAGCTCGAGAGATTTTTTAAATCATCTCGGGTTTTTCTTATGCAAAATACACATAAAATACACACTAGGCGTTGACTTATACACACTAAATGTGTATAATATAATCATAAGGAGGTAACTTATGAAGCAAAGAGACCTAGTGAAGAAACTTGAAAAAGCGGGTTTTGAATTTGCAAGACACGGAGGAAACCATGATATTTATAAGCGAGGGGATGATGAAGAAAAGATTCCACGACATCGCGAGATAAATGAAAGGTTAGCAAGAGCAATTTTAAGGAAATGGGGATTATAAAATCCCCTGTCCTTAACACATAATAGATATATTATAATAGGAGGAGAACGAAATGAAAGGAGCATACCCAGTTATCTTTACAGATGTAGATACGAATATTTTAGTTGAAGTTCCGGATCTTGGAATTTTAACAGAAGCAAATGAAGAGGGTAAGGCAAAAGGAACCATTGCAGATGCGATAGAAATGGCAAGAGATGCAATCGGTTTAGCATGTATCAATTTACAGGATGAAAATAAACCAATACCAGAACCTACACCAATAGCAGATGTTGACGTGACTAATGGAACGTTTGCAGAAGATGGAAAAGGAATTGTATCTTTAGTTGATGTTGATCTTACAGAGTATAGAAGAGCGATCGATAATAAAATGGTTCGTAGAAATGTGACATTACCCAATTGGTTAAATCGAGAAGCAGAAGAAGCTCATATCAATGTATCTGGAGTATTAAGAGAAGCATTGATGAGCGTACTTGGAGTAACAAAAGCTAGATAATATAAAGAATCAAGCACCTTCGGGTGCTTTTTTCGTACATAAATTTAAGGACCACTAGCTCAGCAGGGAGAGCGGTCGGCTTATAACCGATGAACAGTCCAGGGTTCGAGTCCCTGGTGGTCCATTTAAGAAATAAGAAAGAAGGTGGTAATGTTTGAGTGAAGAAAAAAACTACATACTTGCAGAAGCCGACTATGTAGTGGGAATGAAATATAAAGACATTGCTGCCAAGTATGGAGTCTCGATCAACACTGTAAAGTCATGGAAGAAACGATACGCATGGTCGAGAGATAAAAAGACAGAATGCATCCAAAAGGGGTGCACACAAAATAAAAAGGGTGCACACAAAAAAGAAGCCGTTGCAGAGGACGTAAGTCAAGTCGCGATCAACGATGAACTTACCGATCAGCAGCAGCTTTTTTGTTTGTATCAATCTAGGATGTTTAATTACACGAAAGCTTACATGAAAGCTTATCCAGGATGTACTTATGCATCTGCTGCCGTATTAGGAAGCAGGCTTATGAAGAATCCAGTGATCAGAAAAGAGATTGAACAGCTAAAGCAGAATCATATGAACAGGGAACTGTTAAAGCAGGAAGATATCTTTCAAAAGTACATGGATATTGCGTTTGCAGATGTGACAGATTATGTATCGTTTGGGCGAGAAAATATTCAAGTTATGGGTGCTTTTGGTCCAGTAATGGTAGAAAACAAAGAAACTGGAGAAAAAGAAGTTCTCGAAAAAGAAGTCAATACTGTGAAATTCAAACAATCTGAAGATGTTGATGGAACGTTGATCACGGAAGTGAAGCAAGGAAAAGACGGAGCGAGTATTAAGCTGGTTGATAAGATGAAAGCTTTACAATGGCTTGCAGATCATATGGATATTGCTACAGTTGAACAGAAAGCTAAGATTGAGCAGATCAGAGCTAAGACAGAACAAATCAGACACAGTGAAACTGATACAGGAGAAGATGCAGTTCAATCTTGGATGGATGCTGTAAAAAAAGCGAGGGAATCAGATGGATGATAGAGTATTACATGATTTCCTTGTAGAGAGTATTCCTTTATGGCAGCAGAATCCAGTTCAATTTTTTGAAGAAGTTCTTTTTTTTTATCCAGATGAATGGCAAAAAGAAGCAGCATTTGCTTTAAGAGATAATTCAAAAGTAACGATAAAATCCGGACAGGGTGTTGGAAAAACAGGATTTGAAGCCGCAACATTGTTATGGTTTTTAAGCTGTTTTGAGAATGCAAGAGTTGTTGCAACAGCCCCAACACTGCACCAGTTGAACGATGTTCTATGGGCAGAGGTTTCAAAGTGGCAAAGTAAATCTCCGTTATTGAAGGAGATACTACAGTGGACCAAAACAAAAATATCTATGATTGGCAGCAAAGAACGTTGGTATGCAGTAGCAAGAACAGCAACCACTCCAGAAAATATGCAAGGATTCCATGAGGATAATATGCTATTTATCGTTGATGAAGCTTCTGGTGTTGCAGATCCGATCATGGAAGCAATCTTAGGTACTCTGACAGGATCAAATAATAAATTGCTACTTTGTGGAAACCCGACAAAAGCAAGCGGTACATTTTACGACAGCCATACATCGGATCGTAAATTATATTATTGCATCACTGTAAACTCCGCAGAGTCTAAAAGAACTAATAAGGACAACATTGATTCTCTGATCAGGAAATATGGAGAAGAAAGTAATGTTGTCAGAGTCAGAGTAAAAGGATTGTTTCCTAAACAGGATGATGATGTTTATATGCCTTTGGAAATGTTGGAAGCATCGATCATCCTGGAAGAGATACCACCAGCTGATATTTGCACTTTGGGAGTCGATGTGGCCCGTTTTGGTGATGATGACACAGTGATCGCAAGAAATATGAATAACAAGATCACACTAGAAAAGATTAGGCATGGTCAAGATCTAATGAAAACTGTAGGAGATGTTGTTGTAGAGTGTAGGAATATCAAGGAAAAGTTTAAATATAAAAAAACAATATATGTGATCATAGATGATACTGGTCTTGGTGGAGGAGTAACAGATCGTTTGAATGAATTAAAATCGGAAGGAAAGCTATCTGGTGTAGTTATCGTTCCGGTTAATTTTTCTGCTGCCGTTCCAGACAAGAAAGCAGCAGAAAAATATCATGATATCACATCTTATGCATGGTCCATATTAAGAGATATGTTAGAAGAAAAAGAAGCAGTATTACCAAATGATACAGAGCTTATCGCACAATTAAGTGCGAGAAAATATGATCTTAGTTCATCAGGGAAGATACGACTAGAATCAAAAAAAGCAATGAAAGAACGCATCGGAGAGTCTCCGGACCGGGCAGATGCTGTTGTTTTATCTTGCTACAGAAACAAAATTAAACCAATCAGTGTTCCAGGAAGTGATGTTGGAACAAAAGATAGTTACTGGAGGTGAAATAGCATTGTATGATGAAATAGGTCGCATCGGTCAAAATCGGTGGGGCGGTAGCTTTTACGAAGAATTTCTCCCAGAGCTGAGAGGACAACGAGGAGTAAAGGTATATACAGAAATGGAATCTAACGACGATGTGATTGGAGCAATCATATTTGCGTTAGATACATTGCTTAGACAGGCACAGTTTTCCGTAGAGCCACAGGGAGACGATCAAAAGGACATAGAGGCAGCAGAGTTTGTTGAATCTTGCATGAATGATATGCAGAACACATGGACTGACACAGTCTCTGAAATCCTATCATTTCTTACATACGGCTGGTCGTATCATGAGATCGTATATAAGAGGAGATCAGGGCGAACAGGAAACCTTAAGACGAATAGTAAATATGATGATGGTTTAATCGGGTGGAGAAAACTTCCTATCCGATCACAGGATTCTCTATACCAATGGGAGTACGACGATGAAGATAACCTTATTGGAATGACCCAGATGCCACCGCCAAATTTTGGACTTTATACGATACCACTGGAAAAGGCAATCCATTTCAGGACCAGATCCAGAAAAGGAAATCCAGAAGGGCGAAGTATTCTTAGAAATGCTTATCGTTCTTGGTACTTCAAGAAAGGCATTCAGGAGTTTGAAGGAATCGGGATTGAACGAGACCTCGCCGGTATACCGATGGTTACACCGCCGGAAGGTGTTGACCTGTACAATCCAGATGATCAGGAAGGATCAAGAATGTTGGCATGGGCAAATAGTTTGGTAAGAAACATCCGACAAGACAAGAGTGCTGGTATTGTGTTACCACCGGGATTCAAGTTTGAGCTTGTTTCCACAGGTGGAAGCAGACAAATTGATACGAACGAGATCATAAAGCGTTATGATAGCCGCATAGCAATGACAACGCTTGCGGATTTTATACTGTTGGGGCATGAACACACTGGATCATTTGCATTGTCCGATGATAAGACAGAGCTATTTGCTGTAGCGATTGGATCATACCTTGACATTATCTGTGAAGCGTTTAATAACCAAGCGATCCCAAGATTAATTGATCTAAACGGAGAACATTTCAAGGGGATCACAGACTACCCGAAGATGGTTCACGGAGATATTGAAAAGATCGACATGAACAAATTAGCACAGTATATCCAGACGATGGTTGGCACTGGTGTATTGATCCCTGACGATGAACTGGAAACATATGTTCGAGAGGCTGGTAATTTGCCACCAAAGGTAGCTAACGATGAAAGATTCATTGATCCTGACAGAGAAGATCAGCAGACAAACGATCTTGGATCACAGGGAAATAATGTACACCCGGAGAATAATCAGGACGTTGTCGAAGATGATGGAAAGGTACAGGAAGCCAAGAAACGATTAGGAAGGAGCTGATTATATGTTCCTATTCCGAAAGGTTAAGAAGCGTGGATCGATGAAGCCAAATGATGTGAAAGAAGCATTAGAGAGGTTTCTTAATAGCAGCAGTCCAGAATTAACACGCTTGCTGGTCAGGTATTGGAAGGATCAGCAGACGGTTTTTACATTTAAAGAGATCAGAGAAGCTATTCAGGCTGGTGTGATCTCCAAGAAATCTGTAGAAGAATGGCAACAGGATTATTCAAAACTGGTTCATGATAAGATTGCACCAGAGATGGTTAAAGCAATGAAAGCTGGTGCTAAAAATCAAAACCAGCACAAAGGAATAGACATTGGATATAAATTTGATGCAGATCATTGGGCGGTATCTGATTGGTTGGAAAAGCACACAGCTGAGCTTGTAACGAATTGTACAAGAGTACAGAAAGATGCAATTCAGTCAATGATCGATATCGGAATAAGAAAACATATGGGAACAGATGAGCTTGCAAGGTTTATCCGTCCCTGTATTGGTTTAACGAAGCCACAGACACAAGCGGCTATGAAATACTATGAGAATATCAAGGAAGAGCTTACTAAGAAACATCCTAGGACAAGTCCAGAGAAGATCGAGAAAATGGCGAGAGATAAGCAAATGAAGTATGCAGAGAAAAGGCTAAGAGAAAGAGCCGTCACGATCGCACAGACCGAAAGAGCGTTTGCATATGAGTATGGCAGATATCAGCATATAAAGAATCTTGTCGATCAAGGCATATTGCCACCACAGGATAAAAAATGGTCTGCCACGGACAGTGAGAATACATGCAGCACATGTAGAGAACTGAACGGCAAAGTTGTTGGAATGGACGAAGAATTCACTCCAGGAAAGTTGCTTCCGCCACTGCATCCGAGGTGTAAATGCTGTGTTATGTATGTCAATTCAAAATCTATGGCTGCAGCGTATGAAACAGAAGAAGATGAACTGCGAGAGTACAGCACAGAGGAAATAGAGACTCATGCTAATAAAATGTCAGAGATTGCAGACAAACATCTTGATCTTGAAAGCTCATGGAGTGGAAAGGTCGTAGTTGATGATGATTCTGGTGTTTATGGTATCCAGTGGAACGGAGATATTATAACCAGACATGAAACAGCCCCACATATTTTGTTACATGAACAGTTACACGCTAGATCAGTTACAAAATATGATCATAAAATGTATAAACAGTATGAGAACATGGAAGAGGGTTCGGTACAGTTTGCAGCACAGGAGATTAGCAAGAAAGAGAATATACAAATTCTTGAATCACAGTACGATCATATGACAGAAGCTTTAAGAAATATAAATAAAGTTGCTGGGTTATTTAAAAATGATTATGATTTTGCAATGAAGCTTATTTCTGTTCCGTTACCAGATAGGTATGACTGGCTGAATAATATGATCTATGATAAAATGATGTTATCAGGAAATATTGAAGATTATCAGAAGGTATCGCACTGGATGGAGGCTTTAGAAAATGGAAAAACATCTTGAATTAAAAGAAAGATTCGATCAGCTAATGAAACAAGATATGGATGTATCAGAACACGAACAAGAATGGTTTGAATTACTGGACGACATGCATGAATGGTTAAAGGATAAGACAATTCCGAGAAATATTCGTAGGCAGTTTGAACCTTTAGGGATGTTAGAAGTAACTATGAAAATCTGTGACGGAATCCATTATGCAAATGGAACTGGACGATATGCAAAGAAAGAAGAATGATGAAGTACAAAGCAATAGAGCAGACAGTTCAGGCGGTGCAGATCATAGCTGATATTGATATGATCGCCCCTGACTGGTTCACAAAGAAAATGAATACCGAAGAAATTATGATAGATCGTACACAGCGTGACGGAGCAATCTCTGTTATTGGATGTACGATCTATTTTAATGCACGGAAATATATAGGCAGCAGACTTGTTGCAAGAATAGGAGACTATGTTGTAAAAGATTCAGTCGGTCGGTTGAATGTAGTTCGTAAGAATGACTTTGATCGGCTATATAAGAAGGAGGAAGCATGAAATATTTTAACGATTATATACGATCCCCAGCACAGACACAGGACAGTATACGAAAGTCCTTGAATCGAGTAGATATTACTAAGAAGGACGAAGAAAAGCAGTACGTCTTTGGATGGGCTAAGATTGCAGTCGATGAGAATGGAAAACAGTTGGTTGACCGCCAGAATGATTTAATTGATCCGGAAGAACTAGAACAGACAGCATACAACTATGTAGAGTTCTATCGTGAAGCCGGAGAGATGCACGAGCGAGGCGGTGCAGGCGTTTTAATCGAGAGTATTATATTCACTAAGGAAAAGATGAAAACTCTCGGTATAGAGGAAGGTACGTTGCCTGAAGGCTGGTGGGTTGGTTTCCACATCACAGACGATGAGGTCTGGGCAAAGATTAAGGACGGAACTTATACGATGTTCAGTATTGAGGGTAAAGCAAAGCGTATTGAAGTTGAGGAGGAAGAATAATGGATAAATACATCGGTGCTAAGTTGATTCAGGCAGAACCAGAGAGAAACCCAGTTACAAAGGAGATCACAGGGTATAAGGTTGTCTATCCAGATGGGTACGAATCATGGTCTCCGAAAGATGTTTTTGAAAAAGCATATATGAAAGTGGATGATAATAAAAATCTTCCATCTGGAGTAAGTATCGGACCAGAAATGGTCGATGATTTTATTGCATCTACGGAGACAATCACGATGGGAGAGACAACAACAGTTGTTCGTTGTGTGCTTCGAAATGGTTTTGATATCGTGGAATCATCTTCGTGTGTTGATCCAAAGAATTACGATGAAAAGATCGGCAAAGATATTTGCATGGGAAGTATCAAAAACAAGATCTGGGAACTGTTAGGATTTTTGCTGCAACAGGCGTGGCAAGGAATTAACTAGGAGATGATCGCATTCTTAAGATTAAGAAATCACACCGACAGGATGAATGGATCGTGTACAATCCTGATTGCTTTGAATTGCATCATACGCACTGTAGGAATAAAAGAGTTGCGATCGCAATCAAGAAGAACGTGGAACGTAGAAGAGTTCCAACATCCAGAAATCTAAGAACCTTGGAAAGTCACATAAGACTGACAGGGAACAAGAACTATAAAAGAAAGATTCAGAAAATCATTGACGAAGTGAAATCTGAAATGAGAAACTGAAATTTATTCTAAAATTAAGTGAAATCTGAAATGAAAATAGACCATTTTGTAAAAAATGCAAATTGGTCTATTTTTTGGTGTGCCTTGCGGCGCACGTCACTAATGGATGAAAGTTCCTAATCCGCCCTAGTAGTGGGAAGGATACAGCTAAGACCAAGGGTGTCCATCGTGAGGTGGAATCTGAAGGAAGGTGGAGGCAAATCTCTGGTCTGACGAACAGAAATCACATCAGGCTATAGTTAAGGATAAGGTTGCCAAACAAACCAAAGTCCAATAACTACTCGGAATTAACTGTAGTAAATGTGGCAGATATATGGAGAGAAAGTGACGTGTGGTACCAAGGGAGGTCTCGT